TCAGGAGATCAGGTTAATCCATTCCAGCAGCTCCGGTATTGTGATATGAGTGTAAGTGTTATAAAGAATACTTCTTGGAGTGTGTCCCATGATTTTCTGCATATACAATTCTGGTATGCCAGCAGAGGTACCTCTTGAAGCAAACGTGTGCCGTGTATCATGGAATTTATGCTCAACACTCATAAATTTGTTAATGCGCGGCAGATTGCGCGATACAAAATTATTATACATAATCACAGAGCCGTTAGGGTTCAACATAAGTTTTTCGTGTCCATAGGAAGCGGAGTTATCTACGAACCATTTAACCAAATCATAAACCTTGTTATGAATAGGCACATAGCGGCAGCTTTCTTTATTCTTGGCCAATTCGGCGGGTACATAAATCCAGCGGTCTTCCAAATTTACATTATCCCGGTAGTTTTTAAGTAATTCGTTTACACGCATACCGGAGTAAAGAAGTATCAGCAGGACTTTTACATCCCAATCGTCGGACATGGACCACAGAGTTTCGATTTCCTGCTCGGTAAATGGAATACGGTCGATAACAGGATCGCTGTATTCGATGTTGATGCCATCCGTATATTTTTTGTTAATAAGATTATGATCATAAGCATAATCAACCACAATGCGCATGACGGTGAGTACGTTTTTTTTGGAAGAACTGCCGAGCTGGATCGAATCAATGACATTCTGCAACATATCTTTATTAAGATCGCGAATCTTAATATCATAAAGCGGGGCACAGTATTTATAAGCAGTTTGCCGGCTGGTAAGTGCTGAACTTTTGAGCTTTGCGTAGGCGGCGCTTTTTTTATATTTTTCATAAATCTGAGAAAAGGTAATGTTTACATCTTCCGGTTTGAATGGGCTTTCGTTGTATATAGACAATGCTTCGAGTGCAGCTTTTTTAGTTGGATAATATCCAAGTACAATACGTTTGCGAACATAATCATGTTTCATTTCGTCATAGGTTTCATCACAGGTAACTCGAGCCATCCAAGGCTTTCTGCGGTTACCGGTTAATTTTGTGATGGAGCCATAGCCATTTGGCAATTTCATAGTATCATCCTCCTTAAAAATAGGTATAAAAATAACAGCCAGCAAAGAACAGGTGTTCCGCTTGCGACGGGCTGCTCCGAATGATACAATATGCTTGTTGAGGGCTTTCGTATCATTCGAGAGCGTGACCGTCCTGCTTTGGAGTGGGGCGGTTTTTTATTTCAAATACTTTTTTGTGGCTTCATCGAAATCAGAAACATAATTATTATCTTGAATAACTCTGTATTTCTCATATTCTTTTATTGCTAAAGAATCTGCTACTTCACGAGAAACGATTCCGAGGTTTTCCATCAAATCATATTCATTAAACTGTAAAAATGAATCTAATTTTGTTATCCAATCATTCATGGACATCAGTTTATTACGTTTCGCTTGGTTTTCTGCGTAATCCAGATACATGTTGACGATATCATTTAATCCGGACATTTCTTCTTTCGAGAGATAATTCTTGGATACGGTAACATCTGACTTCAAAATTTTACCATCTGGAGCATTTTTCCATGTCTGCATTCCCATATGTTCCTTGGTGCTGTCTGCTCGGTCATGAATGATTTCAGGTGCAGTGTGTCCAGTAATTGCAAAAAGCAACTTATTCTGAACCGTTTTGAAAAAGGTACGTGTTATTTCACTTTTAGGATCGTAATCGTAGCTGCATTGAGCATAGATGTCCGTGATTTTCTGATAGAATCGTCGTTCACTCGCACGAATCTCCTTGATTTTCTCCAGTAATTCATCAAAATAGTCTTTGCCAAATTTAGGACCATTCTTTAGCATATCATCATTCAGGACAAATCCTTTGAGCATATATTCTTTTAAAGTAGCAGTAGCCCATTGCCTGAATTTAGTTGCTTTAATAGAGTTTACACGATATCCTACAGCAATAATTGCATCCAGGTTATAATAATCTAGGGTTCGTTTTACCTGGCGTGTTCCTTCAATTCGAACTGTTTCCATTTTGGAAATAGTTGAATTTTTGAATAATTCACCATCTTCATATATATTTTGAAGGTGCTTAGATATAATTGGAACATTAACACCAAATAATTCTGCCATAGCTTTTTGTGTAAGCCAGAATGTTTCGTCATAGTATATAACAGAGACGTTTACGTTACCATCGTCTGTTTGGTAGAGCACAACTTCCCTTGCTGGTGTGTCCGGAGAAATTGTTTGTGGTTCATCTGATTTTGAAGGAACAACAGGGCGTTCCTCAGTGTGGTTTGTGTTGCGGAATAGCATAGCTTGTAATTGATTGTTGAAATCGTCCATATAACTCCTTCCACCGTCCGGCATTGGTAGAGTGGGGCGGTTTTTTTAAAGATCTTCTTTGTATAGGTTCAAAGAGTTAATAATATTTCTGTAAGTGCTGGAAAATTCAAATTCATCATAGTATTCGGATAATCGAAGTATAAATTTGTCAATTCTGTTTTTCTTTCCATCGGCTGTCTTTAATTTATCAATTTCCTTTAATTCCTTGTCATAGGTAGATTGCAAGACTTCGTCAGCACGTCCCTTTAATGACATTACATAATCTGATGTAATAGGCAAATTCATTAAAATGCCAGCAGCTTTTGCCTGTTCGAGTGTCATGATTTTCTGAAGTGCCAATTCATATCTGGAAAAGAATGTATCAAGGTTGGTAGTAGTGCGCAATAAATTTATACAATCGTTTAATATCCTAACGTCCTCCTGGGCTTGCATAGGGGAGTAGGCTGTGCGCATCGAGCGTAATACTTCCTCTGGATAAGTGATATTAGTATTTTGAACATTTACTTTTATTGCACTGCCGGATGAAAGTGCTTCATTTAGCTGATTTATAGAGTTGTTTGCCAGTTGTTGTGCAATGTTGATTTGAGTAGTTGAGGTATTGGATGCAGTATAAGGAGCATTTGGCGCAAAGGTGGCAGTTTCCTGTGATTGCTTTTTACACTTTTTCCTCATTAACAGCCATGCAATTACATAAGGAATCAAGATAACAATTACAATAATTAGCCAGTCAAGCAAAGTATAGTGGCTGTAATTCTCGTATACTTTAATACCACAAATTACAGTCCATAATATTATCATAATAGATATAATAAATTCACGCAAATTAGTTTTTTTCATAGATTAGCCCCCCCCATCATACTAATTCTAACACCGCAATATTCGGTTCAAAGACGATAACATAATTATCCAGTTTCGTGTATACACCATACTTATTTCTGTAGTAATTAAGGCTATCAATTAAAAACTCCTCGGTTACCTCAAGATACTCCGCTGATTCAGATATGCTCTGGCAGTGGTGTAAGTAGGCATCCACGATGCCACGCAAGCCAACCAGTTTATTGTAGGCTACGATCCTGCCGCGCAGTTCCTGCTTGCGGTTCTCAACCGTGGACTGGTCGAGAATATTACCGGTTGCGGTATAGTGGTGTCCGAGTTCCTCTGCAAGGACACACTTCTTTTCAGCGGTTTTCTTTAGAGTTTTGCTTAAGGCAATGGTGCTGTCACAATATAAGCCGCTGATCCGCTCACTTTTGAAAGCGTAATTATCTATAATTTCTATACCATCATTGCAGGCTTCATCTTGCAATTCTTCATATGTATTCATAAAAACCACCTCCAGTTTGAGTATATTCTTGCATGTGTCCAATTTTTTGGACATTTATTCCCTTTTTGACTTGACAAATTCAGCGAATGCCTTTATTTCGCCAAGTTCATCCTCTGTATACTCATCACCATTAAAGTGAGCGGCAATTGTTGTGGGGGCTTCCTCGACTTCGTCGGAAAACAAATAAGATATAGATGTATTTAATGCTTTTGCAAATGCAGATATTTTACTTTGGGGAAGATCAACTTTTCCTGCCTCTACCTTAGCAATAGCAGTTTTATCCTTATATCCTACGAGCGTGGCAAGGTCTGATTGAGATAATTTTTTCTCTTCGCGCAAACTTTTAATTTTCAGTCCCATACTTTCTTGCGTTGTCATATTGCTCACCAACCTTTCTAATATGGATAATAACATAGAAATGAATTTTATTCAACATTTTTATAAAAAATAGTTGACAGACAATCAACCATGATGTAATATGATTACAAGTTGAATAACAGTCAACCGCAAGGAGGTGAAAATTTGACAGATAGCAAGATGTTGAGCGATGAGATTGCAGATTCTGGAATGACCATCACCGCTATAGCAAAGAAGATTGGCATCACCAGAGAAGGGTTTTATAAAAAGCTCAATAATGAAACGGAGTTTAAAGCATCAGAAATTTCGGCGCTACAGAAAATCTTAAGGCTAACAAATAAGAAGCGCGATGAAATTTTTTTTGCAAAAGAGGTTGAACTAAAATCAACCACAAAGGAGCCAAGCAATAAATAAAGGCTACCACATCATCTGTCCAATAATCTGGACAGCAAACAGAAAGGAGGGAGATCATTGCCAGAAGAATTGCAGGAAATGAAAGTAACAAATGACCAATTGGAGAAAATTGCACGGTTAATTGTAGGAATTGCAGCTGTTCCAGAATTTTCCAATAAAAAAATACCGACATCGCTGGTTGCGAAGATATATGGAAAATCAGAATCCTGGGTAAGAAACGGGATTATCGAGGGATGGCTGCCGATAGGACATGGAACCTGTTCTGAAAATCGAAGAAATGTATATGTATCACCTAAGAAGTTATGGGAAGATACCGGTTATGTCTGGCAGGGTGTTGTAGATATGTAGAAAATGGAGTTTCAGAACAACGGGATCGGGGAGGTGAGAACGTTGAAAAGGATAGGCAAGATCGTTACGGCGGTCGGAGTCGGCATAATGTTTTTCGGTGGAATGTGTGATGCAGACGGCATTTATTATTACTACCTCATTGCCGTGATTGCGTTAGGCGCGTTGGTATCATTGGCGGGCTTGGCGATCATGTCGGTGGAGCTGAGCAGAGCCGAACGGCGGAAAGCATGTTTTTACTTTATCCACAGACGGGACAGGCTGGATGCGGATGTGGAGTTTATCGATTTGGACAAAAAAATAGCACCTTGATAACTTTGGCGAGTACAGGTGCTATTTACCGTAGGAATACATAAGTATTTCTGCGTTTATTGTAACACAAAAGAGCAGTTTTTGAAAGTGTGATTTTATGATTTTCAGAGAATGTAAGCGCTGCGGTCATCCAATGGACCCGGGAGAGGGTCAGAACGGTATGTGTGATGACTGCGTTACCGGTGAAACAGAGCGGCGGGAGCGCGAAGAGAAGATGGAGTGGATGATCCGGGCAACGGATTGGACGCAGCTGGAAGTGGAGGATTTTTTGAATGAAAGCAAGGTTATGTAACAAGGACATGTGCAATCTCGTGGATGTGTTGCGGGAATTGCCGGAAACACTGGAAGGAGTCGGCGTTGCGGGAATTGCCACTATTACCGTTACGGATGACGGGAGCATTAGCGGGGTGCTGGCTGTTTCGCCAGAGACAGCAGTGAGACTTAAGATCAGTGACAATGGCGACAAAGGAGAGTGGGAGTATATCGATGATTGAGATCGCGCCGGATAGACGGGATTATGAAGAGAGAGACAGCGCACAGGAGGCATGGTTGCAGCGCCGCCCTGTATGTGTTTGCTGCGGTGAGCACATACAGGATGAGTCGGCACACTTGATAGGTGGAGATTATTACTGTGATCGGTGCTTGGATGATACAACGGTTTATTTTGACGATTGAGAGGTGGAAGAAATGGAAAGTACGTTATTGCAGGCGAACGAGATAAGCTGTAGGATACAGCAAATTTCAGAAAAAGGGCTCTCGTTATTGCTTTATGTCACATCGAGAGATGGTCAGAAACGCTTGGATGAGAAATACGGTCCGCTTGGATGGCAGGATAAGTATGAAGTCATCGATGGCGATTTATACTGCATTATTTCTGCTTGGGATGAAGCCAAACAGATGTGGGTAGCGAAAGAGGATGTCGGAACGGCATCTTACACGGCAAAGGAAAAGGGGCGGGCTTCAGATGCATTTAAAAGAGCCTGTGTTAAGCACGGAATAGGCAGGGAACTTTATACAGCACCGTATATATGGATTAACGCGAAAGATGCGGGCATTAAGACAGACAACAATGGAAAAGCCACAACTAAGAAAAAGTTCAGTGTCAATCTTATTACATACACATCGGACAGAAAGATCGACGAATTAGAAATTGTTGATCAGGATATGAACATTGTGTTCAAACAGTACGCTTCGCAGAAAATTGATGATATCAAATACAAGGTGCTTGTTGAAAAATTGGACGAGGCGAAGGTTACGATGGATGAGGTTGTGGAACTGTTCCATGTAAATACTTTGCAGGAGATGGACATCAATCAGTGGAACAGATGCATGAGAAAATTAGAGGTAACGATCGCTTCAAAAGCTGGAAAAAAGGATGATGAGTGATGCAAGCGTTTGTGGATATTAAGAAGTACCGGGAAGACAAGAATGGTACGGACCTTATGATATCTGTTCCAGATATGCAGCTTGGGGACATGCTCCGAAAGAAAAGAATTCAAAATGCAGAAATCCGATTTGATGATGGGCGGCATATCTCCGTGGAGCAGCGTAAGAAAGCCTATGCAACAATCCGGGATATCGCAGACTACACCGGATATTTGCCGGAAGAAATGAAACAGATCCTGAAATATCAGCATATGATTCGCACGGGCGACGCTTATTTTAGTCTTTCTAATTGTTCGATGGACACGGCGCGGGAGTTTATCAATACGATACTCGAATTTGCTTTAGAAGAGGGAATCCCGCTGTCAGAAAATGCAATAGAGCGCACGGATGATATAGGGAAGTACCTCTATTACTGCATTATGCATAAGAAGTGCGCTATATGCGGTAAAGACGGAGAAATCCATCACGAGGATGCGATCGGTATGGGGAATGACCGGCGCAGAATAGATGATTCTGGATATAAGAAGATCTGTCTTTGCCGGATGCATCACACAATGGCACATCAGCTCGGAGTGAAACGTTTTCGAGAGATGTATAAGGTGTACGGCATTGTTATAAAAGAGGGTTGAAACACCCGCCTGTAGGCAAAAGAAACCGATCATGCGGAGACTTATTATATCACGAACTGTCGAAGCCATGATGATACCTCCGGGGTCGTCCCGGAGGGGGAAGGAGAAGTAATTGGAAGAATTAAAGGTTACAGAATATAGAGGCATGAGAGTGCTGACAACGCAGCAGATTGCAGAAGCGTATGGCGTTGAAGCAAAGAAAATCACAGATAATTTTAACAACAATAAGAGCAGATATGTGGAAGGAAAGCATTTTATTTGTCTGGATGGTGAGGAGCTGAAACGGTTCAAAAGCGAAACCGAAAATTTAGGTTTCGCTAGAAATTTGAATAAACTTTACCTCTGGACAAAGAAGGGTGCGTTCCTCCATGCAAAATCTTTAAATACGGATACGGCATGGGAAGTATACGATCGTCTGGTTGATTCTTATTTTGATCACAGCAATCTGCTTGAGGGGATGTCGCCAGAGTTGAAAGCCGCACTGATCGTAGATAAGCGTGTGACCAAGGTAGAACATCGCATCGACCACATCGAGAACGATATGCCGCTGTTCGGCGCAGAATCGGATGAATTGTCGGCACATATCAGACGCAGAGGCGCGGAACTTCTCGGCGGCAAGAAAACGGAAGCATATCTGGACAATGCGATCCGGCAGAGAGTGTATCGGGATATTTACAACCAGCTCCGCCGGGAATTTGGAATCTACGATGATGAGGGCAAGATGAAGAGTTACAAGGCGTTGAAGAGAAAGGATCTCGCGGATGCACATGAATTTGTTGACTGCTATACGCTTCCGGCGTACCTGGTGGATCAGATCAATGATTGTAATGCACAGATGCGGATGGGTGGTGCGGATGGAGTATAAGTTCACGATCCCGGAACTTACCGCGGGACAGGCGAAAATGACGCTGAAAGACCTGCTCAAGGACTTGGAAACGGGGTGATCGGTTGGATGGCAACTACATAAAATTGAGCCGGGGGTTGCTGGAATGGGAATGGTACACGGATATCAATACCACCCGGCTGTTCATCCACATGCTGTTGAAAGCCAACTGGAAGGATGGAAATTTTAAAGGGACAACGGTTTCGCGTGGATCATTTGTCTCGTCCATCGGGAAGCTGGCGGGCGAAACTGGACTTACGGAGCGCGAAATTCGGACAGCAATTTCGCATTTGAAAAAGACAGGCGAAGTGACAAGCAAAACGACAAACAAATATACCGTATTTACAGTGGTTAAGTACGATTTATACCAGACGAGTGACAAGCAAAACGACAGCCAAGAGACAAGCAAGCGACATTCTAACGACATTCTAACGCCAACAATAGAAGAAAAGAAAGAAGGAAAGAAGGGAAGAAATACACCCCCTATATCCCCCGTGGAGCGGTTCGTGGAATTTGCTGCAGCCTACCCGAAAAAATGTACCGGCTACCTGTCAGAATCGGAATACTGCAATGCGGTGATGGCTGGCGTACCGGAGGATGATCTGATACGGGCGGCGCAGAATTATGCGGATGCTTGTCGGCGGGACAGAACGGCGGAGCGGTATATCAAGAAAGCGGAAAACTGGCTTCGTGAGAATGTATTTATGCAGTATCTAAAAGGAGCGGGCAATGGAGCAGATGGAACAAACGCTGGAGAAAATACTACAGCGCATGAAAAATCGATCAATGAGCGGCTCGGAGAACTTGGAGACACCGGAGAATTCGAGGGATTCTGATGTGTGTCCGTTGTGCAATGGTACCGAGTGGATCTTGACCGAAAAGGACGGTATCACAACGGCGGTGGAATGTAAGTGCCGGGAGCGGGCGGCGATGTCAAGGCGGTTGCGGTTTGCAGACATTCCGGAAGCGTTCCGGGGGATGGATCTCAAGACATTTAGGATGGACGTGTACCGACAGCCGGACAGCAAAAAGACGGTGGCAGATGCCTGCCGGATCATAAAGGTTTACCTGGATGATTTCGGGAGCCAGAGGGATCAGGGCATGGGGCTGTTTATCTGGTCCCGCACAAAGGGTAGCGGAAAAACACGGATCGCCGCAGGTATTGCGAATGAGCTTATGAAAAGCTATGCGGTTAAGTTTGCAGTATCGCTGACCATCCTGCAGGAGATCAAGAATACATGGCGGCGGGATGCCGAATACAGTGAGAGTCGGTTACTGGATGCACTTAACACGGTGGATGTGCTGATTATCGATGATTTCGGCGTGGAATCCCCGGCGGCGTGGATCAACGACAAGATGTACCAGATCATCAACGAGCGGTATATCAACCGGCGGGTGACAATATTTACGAGCAATGAATCATTGGACAGCCTGCGGTACGATGACCGGATCACGAACCGGATCAAGGAGCGGACATATCAGATTGCTTTCCCAGAGGAATCGGTTCGGGACCATATCGCGGAGCGGCATCAGGAAGAGATGATTGAAAAGGTGATGAGAGGACAGGGAAATGGGCAGAAGAAAAAGAACGAGCATGTATGACCAATACAGGGATGACGTCGTGGCGGCACTTGATGCGGGAAAGACGATCAGACAGATTTACGACGAGATCATATGCCCGGCGCTGAACGGCGGGTGCGAATACAGCGGTTTGGTGTACTACGTGAATAAAAATGGTCTCCGATACGTGACGGAAAATGACGGCTATGAGCCGGTACATATCTGCGCGGAGTGTGAACATTGCGGAAAAATCCAGAGAGAGCGGTTCGATCCCATGAGTTTTTGCAAGAAAGCGGAGCGGGAGATTTTGCCGGTGGTCAAGACGTCGCCGCGGTGGTGCCCGTTACGATCGAGGAATACAGGGGGCGAGATAAATGCATAGAGACAGTAAGGAGCGCCGCAAGCGTGCAGCAGAGATCAGCGAGCGGATGACACACCCGAGCAAGCATGTGAGCGAGGATGCGATTAAAAGGTTTCGAGAAGTGCCGTATCAGTTGCGGTGCAGAAGGGAGCAGGGAAAATGATTGAATGCATGAAGAACATGGCGAAGCGCCCGGAGTTTGGACGGTGGATTCCGGTAAGTGAGAGGTTGCCGGAAGATTGCGTCCCGGTCAACATTACATATGTGAATCATAATCCGGAATCTTATTACGCGAACATCAAAGATGTACCGTTTACGGCAACAGGGGTGCATTACTCGGACGCATGGTACTGGTGGTCAACGACTTTCACTGATTATCTTGCAGAATACGGCAGATGTGATGTTGATATGGTCGATACCGATGTCGAGATAATAGCGTGGATGCCGCTGCCGAAACCATACAGAGAAAGCGAGGCATGATATGAAAGAAGAAACGAAGATGGAGATAAGCGCGGCACTAACGCTATTAAAAAACACACTGATAAAAAATGGTGTAAGCATTGCACTTGCCGGAAGTGAAGATGCTGGGGAAGATGATGGTCGCATTCTGTTTTTTGATACGGATGAATATTACAGAACCGGAAAAATGGATGGAGTATCAGTAAAAACCGTGGATTTAGTGAGGTAGAAATATGAAAAATGGAATACATCCTGATGGATACATAGTTGAAAAGAAAAGGACCAATGCAGACCGGATCCGAAGCATGACGGATGAGGAACTGGCAAAATGGTTTGATGCTGTGACGAAAGACGTACTTGGTGGAAGCACTTGGGATAAAAAAGGATGGCTTAAATGGCTTCGGGCAGAAAGTGAGGGATAGCATGGAGAGATTAACGACAAATAAAAGCGTATCTGATATGTCAATGGTTGAGCTGGCATATAACAGTTGCTATGTAGACAGCAAAGGTAATGCCAGATATAGAGATTATGAGATGGAAATGGATGCACGAGATTTCGCCAGAAACCTCATGGTCACATTAACAAAAGATGAATTGCCGGTAGATGATGCAGAGTTTGACGAGGAAATACTGGACAATTTAACGATAGACCCGTTTTCAGATGTCCGTGGTCTGATTGCCCTGTTCTACCGTAATATGTGGGCAATGGCAGACTTAAGAGAAAAGCTGAAACGCGATGAGGATGCCGAGGAACAGGGATTGCGTCTGCGATTGCCGTGCGGTATTGGTACAGATATATATTACATTCCAAGTGAGGAAAATTTCCGTTTAAATTTATTGAATGGACACGGGGAAGAGAACCGAGTATTTCACCAAACAGTAGACAGAATAACATTCAGAAAAAATGGATGGTATATGGAATGTGATTCCGATTTAGAGTATGGAACTGGGAGAATTTTACTTGATACAAGCTATGGAGTTACTTGGTTTTTAACAAGTGAGGAAGCCGAAGCCAAGCTGAAAGAAATGGAGGGTACATGGGAAAAAGTAAAATTCAAAGGTTGCTGAATAAAATTGATAAAGCAAACTGTGACCCGGATTGCGATATGCAGGAATATGAAGAGTGCTGCACAGAGCTTGGTAGGGAAATGTATAGGAAATCTCTACAGAAAGATGGAACTGAGATTAGGTTAAAAAATCCAAGAAAGGACAGAAATCATGGAGAATAGATATTTATGCCGTGGAAAGCGGATTGATAATGGTGAATGGGCGGAGCGGAATGCTTTGGCAGTTGTCCAAAATTCTTTGACAACTGAATTTTTATCTAATTCGTTCTCGGAAAAAATATTGTTTAATTGATAACTCAGAATTTAGTGAGGTAAAAGTATGAAACAAAATACAGAAAAGCAAATATGGTGTGAAAAAGAAAAAATACGATGTTTGTGTCATGGATGCAGTGAAAATAAAGCAGAAATACCCAATGGTAAATGCAGTGGTTGTAATCATTGCGGCAAGATTGCAGAGGAAAAGTGTTTAATATTCTAAACTGAAATTTAGTGGAGGTAGAAAGATGACGGAGAATGAAGCAAAAATTTTTATTCAAAACGCTATGGAGCAGTCAAAAAAAGTTTTAGCTGAATTATTATTGATCTCTCCAAAAGTGTTTGCAGTTAGAAAAAAGAGCCTGGGTGAATATTACAGTAATTTGGAGAACTGCAAAAAAGAAATTCAGTCATGTGAAGTAGCAATCAAGGCACTGGAAGAGGTTCAGCGCTGGCACACATCAGTAATCAACCCTAATATTAAAAACGAATTTGCAAACACTTCTACACAGATCTGCCACAACTGCGACCATAAAGATGAATATATCGAGGAGTTGGAAGCGGAGGTTGAGCCGTATCGAGCATTAGAAAAACGTCTTACGGATATGTTCGGCGGAGAACTATCCCTTGAGGACGTAACGGATGAACTGGAACGATATCTGAAAGAACCGGATAACGCGCATCCAATAAACGCCAAAATCCTTACCTACGAGGATGCGGCAGCTTGGGATGCTTACCGCGCAATCGGCACGCCGGAAGAATGCTTGTGGAATAAGGATTTCTTGGATTTCCTTTCGGACAAGATGAAGCCGGGCGATTTTGAAACATACTTGCGCTTATACAATGCGTTGGAAGAAAAGGGGTGTGAAGTATGAGTAAAGAACTTAAGACGTGCCCGATATGTGGAAGAAAGCCGATGGTTGAACATTGGTCGAGCGGCGGAACAATGTACATGGTCAAATGTAACAATCCAGATTGTCCGGTACCGTTGTTGTCTTATCCGAATGGGCACAATCTGGACGAAGTAATTACTGAATGGAACAGGAGGGCGAACGATGGGAAGATTGATTGATGCGGATGATGTAAAGAAGATGATTTCTGATACATTTGAGAAGGAAAAAGATGTTATAAATAGCTTTTGGAAAATGGGTACGTTGATGGATAAGGTCGACGAAATTCAGACCGCCTACGATGTGGATGCGGTTGTGGAGCAGTTGGAAGAAAGAAGCGAAGAATATAATTCTGGTGTACGGTTGCATGGAAAGCCGGAAGAAATGCTTACGGATGAAGCAATCGAGATTGTGAAAGGCGGTGGAGTAGATGGCAATTAAACCGATTTTATTTAACACCGAGATGGTTCGGGCGATTTTGGACAGGAGAAAGACTTGCACAAGGCGAGTTATCAAACTGCCGGAAAATATGGATGGTATACCGGTTGGGAAAGGCGGAGATAGCAGTAATCCGCTTGGGTTCATGTATCCTGGTTGCATTAAAAGACCGCAGTATCAGCCGGGGGATATCCTGTATGTACGGGAAACATGGAAAAAGGCACCGAACGGATACTATTACTACGAGGATTGGCAAAGAAATGACATTGCCGATGTTACAAAGTGGAAACCATCCATCCACATGCCGAAAGAAGCGGCACGTATCTGGCTTAAGGTTACGGATGTGAGGGTGGAGCGGTTACAGGATATTACTCCAAAAGACGCTGAAAATGAAGGTGTCGGAAATCTTTTTTATGAAGATATCGGATATAGCGAAAAGAACTATGGAACCGAAGTAGACCCGGAATATGGAATTGCGAAAGAACAGTTTGCATGGTTGTGGGAATCAACCGTCAAGAAATCCGACCTTGACCGCTACGGATGGAATGCGAATCCGTGGGTGTGGGTTATCGAATTTGAGCGGTGCGAAAAACCGGAATGAGTGTGATATGTGCGATTTTGCAGACGATACACAGCCACCAAGGTATGGAGAGCGAACGTTGTATTGCAATGCTCCAGGTATTGGAGATGATGTGACAGATTATATTGCGTGCAGACCAGATTGGTGTCCGCTCCGGAAACTGCCGACCGACAGATCCACTGCATACGCGGATGAACCGGTCAAGAAATCCAAAGAGGGTTACACGCGTGCGCAGTGGCAGATTGATGCGCATGGATACTGGAGATCCTCCGGCAATCGGTTAATCAGTAAAGAAGAATTGAAAGAGTTTCCGGTGGACAGCTTACAGCAGGTGTACAGGGAGTACAGCCGCGGCAGCGTATACAACTATGGGGATCATGTGAAACTTGCGGAAGATCTGGACAAGGACGGGAAACTACCGGCAACATTTATGGTCGTTGCTCCGGGATCGTGGAACCAGTTGGAAGTGTGGGCCGACATCAACCGGATGCGAACCCTTAACACTACGCAGAGCCGCAGACGTGCCCAGATGCACGTATGCCCGTTACAGTTGGATATCGTGGAAAGAATCATCAACAGATACAGCAACGAGGGCGATACGGTCTATGATCCATTCGGTGGTCTAATGACGGTTCCTATGACCGCGGTTAAGATGCACCGGAACGGAAAGGGATGCGAACTGAATCCAGACTATTTTCGTGATGGAGTTGGATATCTGCAGGCTGCGGAGAACGAAGTGGATGAGCCGACGTTGTTTGATTTTATGCCGGAGGTAGCAAAATGATTAACGGTGAATTGATAGTAGACAACTTCGCCGGTGGTGGAGGAGCTTCTACGGGAATAGAATTGGCAACAGGATATAGTGTAGATATAGCAATCAACCATGATCCGGAAGCAATCAAGATGCACAAGGCGAATCATCCGAATACCAAGCACTACTGTGAAAATGTGTGGGCGGTGGATCCGGTAAAGGCCTGCAAAGGTCATCCGGTAGCACTTGCATGGTTTTCACCGGATTGCAAACATTTTAGCAAGGCAAAAGGCGGAAAGCCTAAAGATAAAAATATTCGCGGTCTTGCGTGGGTAGCCTGCAGGTGGGCGGGATTGGTGCGACCGAGAGTAATCATGCTTGAAAATGTGGAAGAATTTAAGACATGGGGACCACTTGGGCGGCGGCATCATCCAATCAAGGCAAAGCATGGGAAAACCTTTGAAAAATTCGTTCAGCAGCTCACAGATTTAGGCTATGAGGTAGAGTTCCGGGAGTTGGTTGCGGCTGATTATGGAGCACCGACCATGCGCAAACGATTCTTCATGATCGCGCGGTGTGATGGCAAGCCGATAGTCTGGCCAGAGCCGACACACGCACCGGCAGACAGTGACGAGGTCAAGGCTGGGCTGCTGAAACCGTATGTGGGAGCATACACGCAGCTTGACTTTTCTCTTCCATGTCCGTCCATTTTTGATACGTCCGAGGAAATCAAAGAGAAATACGGGATCCGGGCGGTACGCCCACTGGCACCGAAGACGATGGAGAGAATAGCACGAGGACTGAAAAAGTTTGTACTGGACAACCCGGAACCGTTCATTATCCAGTGCAATCATGGCGGGGAGCGCAGACCGAATAATATTCGTGAGCCGATGCCGACGATTACCGGAAAGCATGGGTACGGAATCGTGGAGCCGACTCTTGCACCATATATGGGGACAAATACAACGAATCATCCGGGTGGAAACTGCAAAGATCCGATACATACGATCACCACAGGTAATCAACAATGCCTTATTAGCCCAACACTTATTCAGTACCATTCCGAGACGGCGCAGGGAGAAGTCAGAGGACAGACAATTAAAGATCCAATCATGACCGTGGATGGTTCGAACCGGTACGGATTGGTTACATCGTTTTTAAGTAAATTTTATAAGAGCGGCACCGGGCAGGATATGAGAGAACCATTACATACCATTACTACATCACCGGGGCATTTCGGGGAAGTCAGAGCGTTTTTGATTAAATACTACGGCGATGCCACAGGACAGGATATAGAGCAACCACTTGATACGGTTACGACCAAAGACAGATTCGGACTTGTGACAATCGAGGGTGTGGATTACCAGATCGTAGATATCGGGCTGAGAATGTTAGAACCGAAAGAGTTGTACGGATGCCAGGGATTTCCGGATGATTACATAATCGACCATGATTATACCGGCAAGACGTATCCGCGGAGCGAACAGGTGCGCCGCTGCGGCAATGCAGTGTGTCCGCCGATACCGGCAGCGCTGGTCAGAGCGAATCTTCCGGAGTTGTGTGTTGCGGAGCGGATGTCAAACATGAGGATCGAGTCAGAGCAGACCGGACAGCTCCGGTTCGCATGAGAAGCTATAGTCCCCGCCAGCAGTAATGCGGCGGGGCGGAAAGAGAGGAAAAGAATGAGAATGATAGGATTTTCAAGAATGGCATATGAAGCACTTAAGGAGGAGCCAAGCGGCAGAATACCGGCAAGCCCGAAAATTATGTGGAAGAAGAGCAAGCCAGCAACAATCTGGTTGTTCTTATGCTTTACAGCACAAATTCCATTAAAATTACTGAAATACATCGTCATGGGGATATGTTTTATTCCTCATGCGATATACGAAGCATTGGATTGAATCTGACGCTATTGAAAGGGGGAATGTACTTGGATGAAAAAGAAATATACGAGATCTGCCAGAGCGTGGACAGCTTCATTACTGCGGAACTGACGGAATCCATCGTGCGCGGTACCAGTTACGATATGCTGGAAGCTCACCACGGCGTTATCCCTATCAGTAAGAGGGGATTTTATCGGAGACGCGGAACAGCGCAGCGACTTATGCGGCGAATGGAGATGATGCGCGGGAAATTTTTGTATAAAAAAATTGTAGTATATCGACAATTGAAAATTGTTGTTACTTTTTGCCGAATTGTGAGTTATAATTATAAAATAAAGCAAAGGAGCGGATGATTATGGGAAAAGAAAAAGTAATAGCATTGTTCAATAATAAAGGTGGCGTAAGTAAGACTACAACGGTTTTCAATCTAGGATGGATGCTTGCGAAAATGGGAAAACGAACGCTACTCATAGACAGTGATCCACAATGTAATCTGACAGGAGTTTGTGTAAATTCTTCCAAAGAAGCAAAATTAGAGGAATTATACAAATCTGGTATATCGACTATTAAGTCTGGATTAGAACCTGTATTTGGCGGAAACTTAGAACCAATTTCACCTGCACAATGTTATAAATTTGAAGAAAATAGCAATCTGTTCCTATTGCCAGGTCATATACAGTTTTCTGAATTTGATACGACCTATAATATTGCGGAAACAATGACAGGAAGTTTAAATATGCTAAAAAATGTTCCGGGAGCGTTTAGGAAACTAATCGTGTTAACGTCTGAAGAATATGATATAGACTATGTTTTGGTAGATATGAGCCCGAGCATATCTGCAACGAATGCTAATATTCTTATGCAGAGTGATTATTTTATTGTTCCATGTGCTCCAGATTATTTTTGCTATATGGCCGTTGAATCGTTAGTGTCAATTTTCCCAAGATGGTGTAATACATATGAAAAGATGAAGCAAAATGATGTGTTTAAAAGTGCATCATATAAAATGAAAGAGACACCGCCTATTTTTCTTGGAACAATTCAACAGAGATATAGACCTAGAAACGGTGGTCCAGCTAGAGCCTTTGCAGAGTGGATAAAAGATATAAATTTGCTTGTTTGTGAAAAATTGATGCCGGTGTTAAAAACTCAGAATATGGCATTTATGGGTAAAGAATATAATATTTGCGATGAGCCATATAATATAATTAACATTGCAGATTTTAATAGTCTTATTGCCCAATCGCAAGAACATAATACACCTGTATTTTTGTTAACAAAGGAGCAGATCAAACAGACAGGAGTAATATGGGATACTATGAAAAAAAGTAGGGATGATTTTTATGATACATTTGAAGAACTTGCAAGAAGAATTATTCTGATGACTAGTGAGAATTAACAATAGCAATAATTTGACTCACACACATGTTCTGTTGTATAATAATCGCATAAAACAGCGCCATAGAGCCGAATATATGAGACTATGATTAGTTTCGTGTATTCGGCTCTTTTTATTTTGTAGAGAGGAGGATGCCTGTGGCAAAAGGTAAGTACCAGGAGTGGCTAGAAACGGAAAAGTTAATATTGGTCGAAGGCTGGGCTCGTGATGGGCTTACTGATGTGCAGATTGCAGAGAAGATAGGCATAAGTAAGCAGACATTCTATGATTGGAAAAAGAAGTATATAGACTTTTCTGACTCCTTAAAAAGGGGCAAGGAAGTGGTAGATCGGGAGGTTGAAAACGCTCTCTTGAAGCGGGCGCTGGGATATCGGTATAAAGAGGTTACAAAAGAGCTTGTGACGGATAAGGACACCGGGATCAGTGAGCTGACTGTGACCAAGGTGGTAGAGAAAGAGGTTGTACCGGATACTACGGCGCAGATCTTCTGGTTGAAAAATCGCAAACCGGAAGAATGGAGAGATAAGCGAGTGGTTGATGATGGTAGTGAGGGAAAGGCGGCTGGACTTATCCAGAACATGCAGACCATAGCCGACATTCTGCAGCATCCGGTTGCTAACCGGAATATAAAAGATTTTGAGGAGGTGCAGGGCAATGAATAAACCGGCGCCACTCAGTCAGAGACAATATGATTACTTCCTACGGTGTTTTGACAGCTGGTTCAACGTGGCGGAGGGTGGCAAGCGAGGGGGAAAGAACGTACTTGCAACACTGATCTTCTGTTCGCTTCTGGAAACACATAAGAACAAAATTCATCTGGTGGCTGGTGTATCGAATGCAACGGCAAAATTAAATATATTAGATTGTGACGGATATGGTTTGCTGAATTACTTTGAAGGTAGATGCCGGGAAGGAAAATATAAGGATCGTGATTGTGTATATGTACAGACGAAAACGGGCGAAAAAGTTGTACTTGTATCCGGCGGCGGTAAGGATGGAGATGAGAAGCTGATAAAGGGTAATACCTACGGGATGGCGTATGTGACCGAAGCAAACGAGTGCCATCCGAAGTTTCTGAAAGAGGTATTCGACCGAACACTTTCCAGTTCCGACCGTAAGATATTTCACGACCTCAACCCGAAAGAGGAAGAACACTGGTATTACACGGAGATCCTTAAATTCCACGAGGAACGGCAGGAAAAGAATCCTGATTATGGATATAACTACGGACATTTCACTTTGGCGGATAACATGAGCATGACAGACGAGCAGATCCGGAAAGTGTTAAGCACCTATCAGAAAGGTACAGTGTGGTACAGGCGAGATATTAAAGGCGAACGCGCTGTTGCAGAGGGAATTATCTTCCGTAAGTTCGCGGAGGACAACGAGCCATATCTGTATGATGAGGATACGGATCCCTTGTTTGCCAGGGACATAAAAGGGAAATTGATACACAGACCATCCAAAATCACAATGGGCGTTGACTTTGGTGGAAACGGATCAATGACAACCTTTGTGCTGAAGCTTTACTTCCACGGATATCATGATCTGAGGACAGCGGAGGAAGCAAACCTGGAACTGTCACCGTACATTGACGCAGAGGCGATATGCAGTAAGTTCATAAAGTTTTATAAATACTGCATGGAAAAATATGGTTTTATTGACTGGGTATTCCCGGACAGTGCCAGCACCACGATGATAAACAGTCTGCGGAGTGCTGCGAGAAAAGAAGGACTGCCATACCGACATATTAAAGGATGTCGGAAAAATGAAGTATCAGACAGACCAAGGACATACGATATGCTGATGAATACTGGCAGATGGAAGGTGAACCGGAAGTGCTCAAAGCTTCGGAGCGCAATCGGGAAGTTGAAATGGGATCCGGATCACCCAGACAGACCGGAGGATAAGAATATCGGAAACTGTAACGACTGGTGGGACGCGGAAAATTATACAATTTTGGATTTTATTGAATGTGTTGACCTGGATAGATAGGAGTGTGGATTATGGAAAATTTTGTGGAAACATATTTAAAGGGAAAGGGCTACAATGTGAACAGCAAAGCGCAGGCAGTGATTAAGGAATGTGATAACTGGTACGCAAATCGTGTGATTGAAGATTTCCACGAGCGTACCACGGTGCACGGTACTCCGTATCAGCTGAACCGGATGGGATTTGCAAAAAGATGCTGCGCGGACGATGCAAATTTATGCGAAATAGCAGAGGTAAACGGAGGGAACAACAAAGAGCAACATGAGTATCTGGTGGATATTCTGGCACAGAATCGCTTTCTCCCTATGTTCCGTAAGCAGATTGAGAGTGTATCAGCCAAAGGAACGGCGGCTTGCTATGTGCGGCTGGACAATGCGGATATTATGTCCGACAATACGGTGCGCGGTGGAAACATCCGGCTGAATTATGTGTCTGCGGAAAATTTTATCCCACTCACAGTTGAAAATGATGAGGTGACGGAAGCCGCGGTTGCGGGAACGGGACTGGTTGGCGGAAAAGTGAGGACGACAGTTGTTGACTTTGTGAAGGACGAGCATGGCAACTATGTTTCGGAAACGAATGTTTTTGATGAATATGGCACGCTACTTCCTGATGTGACCACGGTGGTGCAGCTTGGCAGTGTAAAGCCGTTCGCTGTCCTGCGGAATGCCGAGGTCAATAATATCGATCACATGATGGGATATGGATATCCGAAGGTCTACGGGGCAATCGGAATCCTTAAAGCTGTGGATCTGTGCTTTAATGTGCTGTTCGGGGATTTGGACAAGGCAGACAAGCTGGTACTGGTCAACGAACTGTTGTGCAAATTTGACGAGGCCGGGAATCCCATCACTCCTAATGAGCAGGTTAAGAAAACGTTTGTTCTGCTGGGAGGTGAAAAACTTCCAGACCAGAAAGAACTGGTACAGGAGATCAATCCGGAAATCAGAGTGGATTCCATCACAAAGTCCTTTGAGCTGTGTCTGTCTCTGCTTTCGTCCATGTTCGGTTATGGGACGAAGAAATATAGCTTTGAAAATGGGCAGATCAAGACCGCAACGGAGTACGCCGGGGAGCGGCAGGATGCCATGCAGGAGTTAAACAAACAGCGCACCGAAGCGGAGAACTATGTCAGGGATATTTGCAAGGCAGTGCTGTGGTTCTCCAATACGTTCCAGGAAACAAATTGGGACTTGGATGAGGAGATCACGGTGGATTTTGATGATTCGTATGTAACCGACCGCCAGAGCGAACTTGAGAGCAAGCGTGCGGATGCATTGTCATTCCGGGAGATCCCGATGCTGACCATCTGGTATCTGATGGATCGCTATCAGCTTTCAGAGAAAGAAGCTACGAAATATTACCAGGAGGGACAGGCAGATCCGGACACAGATGATGAAACGGAGGATTAAGGCATGGCATTGACAGACGAACAGCTGGAATTGCTCGGGAACAGGCTTGTACCACTATATCAAGAACTGGAGCAGGATGTGATCGCGGATATTGCACGCCGGGTAAAAAAGACCGGGCGGTATACGGAGACAGCCGAGCTGATGGCAAGGGCATTGATGGAACAGGGGTATTCTCCGGCAAGGATTCAGCGCGAGGTCATGAAAGTCCTGCGTGCTGACAAAGAGTATCAGATGGCAGTGGCAGAGCATACCAAAGAGTATAAACAGTATGTGGCAAGCGAGATCTCCAGAGTTGTGGCGGAAGCTAAGGAGCAGGGGAATGACATTGTGGCGGATGCCGGAAATATGGCTTTTAATGCGGATCTGTCTATGTGGGAGCAGGCGGGAAAAAGTCTGTCCCAGCCATCCGGGTTCCATCAGCTTGTAGATGCTATGGCAGTGCAAACGAACGGCGAACTCAAGAATCTAACGAAATCTCTCGGCTTTAAGAATATCGGATTTACAGCCCTTGAAAATGTATATCAGCATCAGCTTGACCTTGGGTTGATTAAGCTGACCAGCGGAGCGTATTCGTGGCAGCAGGTGGTCAATGACTGTGTGCGGGAACTGGCACAGAGCGGACTGCGGACGATCGACTATAAGAGCGGCAGGAGCATGCAACTTGATACTGCGGTCAGAAATTGTATCCGCACGGCATCCGGTCAGCTTGCCGGGAAAGTAACCATGCTGAATATGGACTCGACGGGAGAAAGACTTGTGGAAGTGTCGCAACACTGGGGTGCGCGGTCGGACGGGTCCTGCGGTCACAGCGATCATGCTTACTGGCAGGGCAAAGTATACACGACAGATCGGAGCGGTCACAGGGCGGAATCAAGGCGGCTTGGTTATCCTATCCGCAATCTGGAGGATGCTACCGGATATCCGTCTGATCCGCTTGGACTGTGTGGGTATAACTGCCGTCATAGCTTCTATGTATTTTTCGAGGGGATATCAGAACCGAACCAATGGGATCCGGAGCCTGCGCCTGTCACGGTAAATGGCAGAGATTATGACTATTACCACGCAACACAACGGCAGCGGCAGATGGAACGTCAGATCAGAGCAACCAAGAGGGAGATTGAAGCACAGAGAGCGCTTGGCGGAGACGCAAAGGAGCTGCAAAGCAAGCTTCGGAAGCAGACGGCGGACTATAAGCGATTTAGTTCGGATGTGGATATCAGACCGAAAACGGAACGGCTCAGAGTACAGACGGGGAGCAGTGACCTAAGCAAGACAAAAACCATGAAATGGATTTCAGATCAGTACAGTGGTTATACTGCAACGATTCCCAAAAGTTGGAATAAAACAGTAAAAGATGCTGATGCTGCATTAAAAGGTGCGAACCCTAAATATGTAAAAATCCCGAGGTTATATGATAAAAATGAGGTGTTGTATCATACGAATTGTGTTAATTCGACAATCGCGTATGAAATGAGATGCCGGGGATATAATGTAATTGCAGGAAAGGCAAATTCTAAGTTGAGAAATGATCCTTTGATTGCATGGGAAAATGCAGAAAAAATAGAGGTTAAGGATGACATTGTTGCAGAAGTTACAGAAAAAATGAAAGAGTGGGGAGAAAACGCCAGAATATGTGTTTGTGAAAAAGACAGGGAGACGGGTGATGGGCATGCTTTTTCAGCATATTTCAAAGATCAGAAAGTGGAATTTGTTGACCCTCAAACAGGTATGATGTACAATATAAATGGGTTGGATATTAAGAATAAAGAAGTGATATATTTTAGAACGGATAATGCCATCATTTCAAGCCGTGGAGTAAACGCATGTGAAAAGGAGTGATTTTATGGTTGATTTAGAAAAAGCATATAAAATTGCAAATGGTTTTTTCCTGGATAATGATTACGTTGGCGTTCATGAAATAAGAGAAAACGCAGATAGTTGGTTATTTGTTCCGCAATGCAAGTCTGCTTGTTATGGGGTTGCT